GTATTACTACTATTGGAACTCCTACTCAAGTTTCAGTTGCAAGAACAACTGGAGATCCAGTAATTACTTCTAATCACTATGCACTTATAACTGGAAAATCATTAGCATTTACTGCAAGTGGAGACACTATCACTGCTGCCGGTCACGGATTAGTTGCTGGAAATAAGATTAGAATTATTGATGGAAGTAATAATAATGTTGGCGATTTTATTGTCAATACTAGAGTTGATGTTAATACATTTACAGTTTCCAATCTTCCAGTTTCCTCTGGTTATATTTTAAAACACGGTTATTCTTCGAATGCTGGATCTTCTGATAAATCTGCAGAAAATCTTGGTGCAAGAGCAATTTCTTTCTATGATGGTGAAACTTTAACTCTAAACTCTTCAATTACAAATACGACAACACAATTTGCAGTTACTGTTCCAAACTCTGGGGTTGGAACAATGACGAGATTCCCTCTCGGATCTTACATCCAAATTGATGAAGAGATTATGAGAGTTGCAAATAGTTCCCTACAGGGTGTTGGCAACAATGAACTGGTTGTCATTCGTGGTGCTTTAGCTACAAGACAAGTCGCACACGACAGTGGTTCTACAATTAAGAAAATAAAACCAAGATCTATCGAATTCCGCAGACCATCTATCATTCGTGCATCTGGTCACACATTCGAATATCTTGGTTATGGCCCAGGAAACTATTCTACTGGTTTACCACAAGTCCAAATTAGATCACTGACAGAACGAGAGGAATTCTTGGTTCAATCTCAAGAAAGATCTGCTGGTATTGTTGTTTATACTGGTATGAACAACCGTGGTGATTTCTATATTGGAAACCAGAAGAAATCATCTGCTACTGGTGAGGAAGCAACATTTGATACACCAATTCCAAGTGTAACTGGAGAAGATTCTGCTAGATTGAGTGGTGTATTTGACGAAATTACTGTTAAGGAAAGAATAGTCGTAGAAGGTGGAGAATCAAATAGAATTCTATCACAATTTGATGGCCCAGTAACATTCAATAAATCTGTTAGATTTACCGATATCAATAAAATTACTAATGAGACAGATTCTACGAGTACATCATCTGGGGCACTTGTAGTTTCTGGTGGAATTGGTGTTGGTAAAACTATTACGGCAGCAAATGCAACTGTTGGGACAGTAACTCTGAATGGGACCACTAGTGAATTAACCTCAACTAGTGGTAATTTGAAAATCAGTGCTGCTTCTGGTAGTAGTGTTGCTATTCAAACAAACACAACAGTCACTGGAAACACAACAATCACTGGAAACACAGCAATCATTGGAAACTTAGATCTTACAGGATCTCCCTCAGACAGTGGAATAATTAGTGCCAACTATTTGGATGTTCCAAATATTACTCCTATCGGAAGTATTATGATTTGGCCAGGTGCATCAGATACTTGGCCAACTGCAAACTGGAGACAATGTAATGGTGCTGGATTGAGCACATCAGTATATTCTGATTTGTTTAATATCATCGGATACACTTATGGTGGTACCGGAGCAACATTTAATCTTCCAAACTTACAAAATAGATTTGTTGCTGGTGCAGGTGATACTTATGACCTAAATGATACTGGTGGTAGTGCGGATGCCATTGTTGTTGAGCACGAACACACTGGATCAACGGCATCGGCAGGAAGTCACAGTCACTCACTTAATTATACTCCAATAAGAGACGGTGGTGGAATTTGTGCCAACAGAGGTGATGGTGGATCATGCCACAATATGTCCACTGGTGGTGGTATTAACTCTAATGGTGCTCATACACATGATGTAACAGTGACAAGCACAGGATCAGATGGAACCAATGCAAACCTTCCACCATATCTTGGATTATATTATATTATTAGAATCAAATAAATAACTAAAAAGACTATAATGGCAAATATTCGTAAGTCATTTAATTTCAGAACCGGTCTTCAAGTTGATAATGATAACTTTGTCGTAAATGCAAATGGTCTTGTGGGAATTGGAACTTCCATCCCGCAAGGTTATTTGTTGAATGTTCATGGAGATACGAGAGTTACTGGTCTCACAACAACTGGGGAACTGTATGCTGGTATTGGAACCGTTGGAGTTCTGAGTGCAACAAATGCTGATGTTTCTGGTATTCTTACCGTAGGACAATTTAAAGTAGGAAGTTCGGAAATAGTTGATAACTTAATTGGATATGCCAGAACAACATTCATTACTGATAATGCTGGTGTAGGATTTCACACAACATCAAAGATAGGGATTAATACAACTACGAGTCCTGGTGCTTCTGATGTTCAGTTTAAGGTTCATGGTAATGCAGATGTAACTGGTGTTCTAACTGCCACCACTTTCAGTGGTTCTGGTGCATCATTAACAGATATTCCAAATAGTGCTACAACCGCAACTAATACTAATACAGCATCCACTATTGTTGCCAGAGATGGTTCTGGGGATTTTTATGCTGGAACAATCACTGCCAATTTAACTGGAACCGCAAGTATTGCTTCTAGTGTAACAGCATCGGCAAACTTATCTGTTAATTCATTGAGTGCTGGTATCGTAACAGCTGGTATCGTAACAGCATCAACTCGTGGATATGCTGAGACTTTTGGTGTTGGAACAAATTCACCAAATGCTCAACTTCATGTAAGAAAAACTGGTATTTCTTCTTTACAAGTTACGAGTGATGGTTCTAATGAGGCTATAATTACTCTCGGAAGAAACATTACTCCAATCACTGACAATGGACAAATTCGTTTTGGGCATGGAAATGCAAATGGTTCATACCCATATAGTACAGATGAGTCATTAGATATTATAAATTATGATACTGGAAATCTCAACTTCTATTTGAATCCAAGTGGATTAGGAACGGCATTTAACTGGATGACCAATGCATCAAATCGTGCAATGGTACTGACTCAATCTGGAAATCTTGGAATCAATTCAACTTCACCAACGGAAAAACTTGATGTTAGTGGAAATGTAGTTGCCTCTGGTTCTATCACAGGAAACACCATCGTAAAAGATGGAGGAACTTCTAATCAGTTCTTAAAGGCAGATGGAACAGTTGATTCTTCTACCTATCTAACAACAACTGGTGATGGATCTGGTTTAACGGGAATTATTACTTCCATAGTTGCTGGCGATAATATAACAGCAACTACAAGTTCTGGAATAACTACTATTAGTAGCACACAAAGCTTTGCTGGTATTGTAACTGCAACTCAAGGATTTACCAGTGGTACGGGAGGACCTGTTATAATCAGCGTTTCTGGTTCTACTTTGACGTTTACTGTTGGTGGCATTAGCACAAGCTTGACACTCTCATAAAATCCAAGTAGACTACCTTTGTCCCGGTTGAAGAGATGAATTATGAAGCTTCATAATAATCTCATAGAGGAGAGTGAGATATCTCTTATTAAGAATACATTTTTATATGGTGGAATAGGATGGTTTTATAATCCATTAGTTGATTTTACTGATGGTAAAAATGATTATTTGGATAATCATCAATTTATTCATAGATTTTATGATAATGACACCATAACCAGTGATTATATAAAATTACTTCATCCTATTATTGATAAATTAAATCCAAGATCTTTAATAAGAATTAAAGCAAATCTAACTACTAGAACCGAAAATATAATACAACATCAATATCATACAGATTATGATTACGAAGGTGCAAAAACTTCTATATTTTATTTAAATAGTAATAATGGATACACAATATTTCGTGATGAAACTAAAATAGAAAGTGTTGAGAATAGATTAATCACTTTTGATTGCAAAAAAGAACATGCAGGAACAACCTGTACTGATCAGAAAGTAAGAATAGTAATAAACTTTAATTATTTTTAACCACTTTAATAACTGTCACAGGGCCCATCGGTAGAGGGCCCATCGTGCTATAATAGTCCCATACGCGATGAGACCTGTGATGCAACTCCGACCCCACCAGCAGGACGCACTTGCCGCTATGCTGGCACACGATAAGGGTCAGGTCATCGTCCCCACTGGCGGTGGCAAGACCATGTGTATGATCAAGGATTCTCAGGAATATCTTGATGCCTGTGATCGTGGTATCGTTGTTGTAGTTGCTCCTCGTATTCTGCTTGCTGAGCAACTCTCTGCTGAGTTTCTTGAGTTTCACACTGATGTTGCAGTGATGCACGTTCATAGTGGTGAGACTCATCACTTTAGCAGCACCAAACCTGCTATCATCCGTAATTGGAGTCAGCAAGCATACCGCAAGCAACTGATCTTCACCACCTATCATTCTCTTCCCCGTCTTCAGGAAGCAGACATCAACGTTGATTGTATTTACTTTGATGAAGCGCACAATTCGGTCCAACGTAACTTTTTCGCTGCTACGGAGCACTTCTCTTCTACTGCTACTCGCTGCTATTTCTTCACTGCTACTCCTAAGCATTCTCTCACTATTGCCAAACCAGGGATGAATGATCCTGAGGTCTACGGTAAAGTAATCTGCAACGTTCCTGCTCCTAAGCTTGTGGAAGAAGGTTATATCCTTCCTCCTAAGGTTGTTGTCAAACAACTGGACATGGTTCAGGACAAACAGATGATCGCTGACCGTGATTCCCAGAATCTTCTTGACACTATTGATGACAATGATCTGGGTAAGATTCTGATTTGTGCTCGTTCTACCAAGCAGATTGTCAAACTGCTGAGCGAATCTGACTTCCGCAAGGAACTGGCAGAGCGTGGTTACTCCTGCATGTATATCACCAGCAAGACTGGTGCTATCATCGATGGTCAGAAGGTCAACCGTGAGGTGTTCTTTGACACTCTCAACGCTTGGGGCAAGGATCCTAGCAAGAAGTTCGTGGTTCTGCACCACAGCATCCTGTCCGAAGGTATCAACGTCAGCGGTCTGGAAGCAGTCCTCTTTATGCGTAATATGGACTACATCGGAATCTCCCAGTCCATCGGTCGTGTGATCCGTCTGGGTGGCGCTTCTAAGACCTTTGGACTGGTCTGTGTGCCCGTCTATGATAAAGTGGGCATCAGCACTGCCAAGAGCGTTCAAGCGGTCGTTG